TGAAAATAGGGATGAAGTAATTGAAGAGACTTCACCAGTCAGTTATGATGATACCTTACGTTCAGTTAATAGTTTGGATTTATCTGCTAAAACCGTTTGGGATAAATATTGCAAAGATGTAAAGAAATATGATGTGGAAATAGAACCTAAAGTACCTAGAAATGTTCGCATTACTAGAACTGATGGCGCTACTAATAATGTTCATATGACGACTCGAGACAAACAAGAGCAAAGAGCTAGAGATAGAGAAATGCGTGAGAGCGCTAGAGAGGCTAGAAGTCAGATGCGACTGAGAAATGATATACAGCAAGCTGTGGATAATGTAGAGTATCAAACTTCTTGGAGATGGTCTTTCAAAAGTTGTATTAAGAGTGCAGTAAAGAATGTAGTTTCCGATGAAGAAATGCAGATATTTATGCGTTCCCAGGCTACTAATGTTTTGACTAATAGGGCTTTAGTGGATGAAGTTACTACAGCCGTAATGAGTTCAGTTTTATCTCCTCCGGTGTATGATACTGTTAGAGATGAAGCTAATAAGAATTTAGTACCTCAGTTGTCAGATTTTTGGTCAGAATATATGGATAAAAATAGGAAAAGTTTTCTTATACATTCTGCAGTGGCTGCAGCTATAATAGCTTCAGTGATTGGAGGTTATTGTTTGATGCGTAGTCTTATTTTATCTAAGAAATTATTGCAAGTGGAACCTCAAGCACGAATGTTAGCTTCGGATACTTTAATTCGAGAGAGAGATAATTACAATTTTAGATTGGGCTTTCCACCGATATTGCCTGATCCATTTCCTTCTACTAGACCAGAACCTAAACCATATCATGAGGATAATTTTTATAAAGTACGTTCTGATAATTGGTTACCTAGTTTACATGATAAAATTGTATATAATACGTATAAGTTTACATTAACTAGAATAGAGGATGATCAATATTGCGGAGGGATATTGTACTTTTATAGATGGTAAGACCGCTGTGTTTCCCAGACATTGTGTACCTAGTAATTGTGGAATGGTAAGATTGGAAAGATTGTTTAACGGAGAATTAAAAAGATTAGAATTTTCCATTAATCGAGATAATGTTACTCACTCAGAATATGATTTTTCTTGGATTACTATTCCCGAGATACAACCACATCCTTCGTTAAAAGAATATTTATTACCAAGGAAGAATTTAGATAAAATCTTAGGAGTTGCTACAGGCTTGAGACCTGATGGCCAGCATTTGGAGATAGATATACGAAGATCATTGAAGTATTTAGAAAATAGAAATCAATTATATTATGATGTTTTAGAATATGAACCTATGGGTTTTGAACCTTATATGGGTTTGTGCGGTCTGTGGTTCTTTGGTAGAGAAAGCAAAGGAGTACAGGGACTGTATGGAATACATATAGGGAAGAATAAAAATTCCGGTGATGGTTACCTTTTGAAAGTAGGAATTGAAGATTTGAAGTATTTTAAAGAAAAATCTTTGATTAAACCTATGGGATCGTTGCCTGAAGTAGTATTAAATGGAGGTTTTGTAATCAGTGGAGCTGATGTAGAACCTTTAAGTCAAAATTCTATTTTGAGACATCTGGGAGATGTAATACCGTTAGGAACCAATAAGCTTGCTCATGCTGAAAAGTATAAGCCTGTGATGGAGAAGACAGTTTTGTTTGATGATGTTCCGTCTTATGGTTTTGCTGCCCCGACAGGTCAAGCACAAATTATTGATGGCAAGTATATTAATCCTAGTTTGAATAGATTAGCTATGAAAAGCAGAGCACCATTGGATCTTAATAAGGACCTTATACAAATTGCTTGTTATGACTATTTTCATCATTTGGAACAGAATATAGATTTTAATGATATTGCACCAGATGATATCACAGTTGTTATGAATGGCGCTGCGAATACTACAGCAAAGAGATTAAATTTGAATGCTTCTGCTGGTCCGGATATGAGAGGTTTAAAAAGTGATCATGTGAGATTTGTAGATGAGGTTTCCCCAGAGATTGTACCAGATGAAGAGTTCTGGTATAAGGATTCCATAGTTAATGAGCGTTGGTCTAGGGGAGAATCAGCGCTATTTTTACATAAAATGGTTCCCAAATTAAATGAGGCTTTGTCTGCTGAAAAGATAGCTAGTGCTAAGGAACGAAGATTCCTAGTATCTAATATGATTTTATTTAGTAAGATGAAAACGTTGTTAGGAGCACCATTTAGAAAATTTAGAAATAATCCTGAGATCGTGGAATCATGCATTGGTGTAAATGCTGCTTCAGACGAATGGGCCAAGCTTCTCGATGTTTTGATGAATACATGTAAGAATCGAGCTGGTACGTTTGTGAATGGAGAGCAGTTTATTGATAGAGATTATAAATGGTATGATATTATGCAAGTTCTTATTTTTCATATTATTATGGGAATTAGATATTTATTGCGTAATAACGAACATTATAATAAACCAGTAGAATGGTCGAATGGTGTAGTTATGTCAGCAAATTATATGTTATTATGTTTAGCTTATGATTTGACTGTTTACCCTTGTCAAGTCAATAGAGATATATTTTTCGCTGTGTGTGATATAGCATCTGGATGGTTCGGAACTGCTGAATTGAATTCTATTGGAGAATCTATAATTCATCGCATGGTGTATCTAAGTTGTCTAATGGAGAAACCAGTCGAAGGTTTGAAGAAACCCGTTAAGGCTGGAAAATATGAAGATTATTTTAGTAATATAAAGGATAACATGTTTTATGATAAATATTTTGATACTCCATATTTTCGTGATTATGTAGCGTTAATCAATTATGGTGATGATAATGTAGAAAATGTGGCTAATGAAATATTGGAATCTTATGAACCTAGTTTTCAGCAAGTGATTAGCGAGAAATTGGGTTTTCCAGTGAGTGATGCTAAGAAAACTGGAACTTTGAAATATTCTAATATTAAAGATATATCCTTTCTTAAGCGTGCGTGGTTTTATGAGGATTTCTGGCGATCACCGTTGGAAGAAAAATCTATACATAAAATGCTAGCATGGTATTGTCCATCGACTGCTAAATCGAAGAATAAGCAAGTGGCGGATAATATGTTGGATGCTCAAAGACAATATTTCATGTTTGGTCGGAAAGTATTCGAAGAGAAAACTCAATGGCTGAAACATTTAGCTAAGAAACATAAGCTTGAACCTTATCTTCCTCGTGAATGGCCCACTCACGAGGAGTTGTTAATAAAAAGAATGAAAGGTGTTTTAGACATGGGCAGTCTTTAAAATATAAATTACGTCCGGGATATAGTAAAAATAGATCGAATTGCTATATCTTATGACAATAAACTAATGTGCATTTATCAAATGATACTCTGGCACGGAGTTGTACATCTAGACTATCTTTAATTTCGTACGGATAGTGACAATGAACGAAAATGAATACAGAAAATAATACTTATGATCAGGAAAAGATGATTCCTGAAGAAAAACATGCAAATATGACTTTCGCGGATGTGCCAGCCCAAGTGGTTGGAGGTAATACAGATAATAGTATGGTTAGCACGCAGACGGACTTGAGTTTAGTTAAATTCTTGTCGCGTCCTATAGAAATTGTTAACATAACTGATGTAGCTACCACCTCGGTATTTCCTTGGGAAGCATATTTGTCAAATCCTGCTGTTGTAAACAAATTAGAAAATTATAAAGGTATTAGAGCGACTCTCAATTTGCGAGCTGTACAAGCGGCGAATCCTTTTGTATATGGATTAATGGGATGGACGTACACACTGCAAAATGAAGATGCAATATCTAATGTTAATATTGTTGCATCGATGGCGTCGATGGGTATTTACTTGGACCCTAGTATACGAGAACCACAAGAGATGAAGATCCCTCATGTTTGGAGGTATCCATATATTGATTTGAGAAATGCTAATACTATAATTAATGGAATGAGGCAAGGACAGTTGAGAAATATTATATTAGCACCTTACCGAAGTGCTAATTCCGTAGTCCCACCTGGAGTACAAATTACTATATATGCATGGTTAACGGATGTGGAGTTATTAAATACTACTTCTGCAGATATTGTGTATCAGTCAGAATATCAAGGAGTAGTATCAAAACCAGCGTCTATTGTTGCTAATATAGCGGGAAAATTGGCGGATGTACCTGTAATAGGAGTGTTTGCTAAAGCTACTGAAATTGGATCTAGGGCGTTGGCTGCGATAGCTTCGTTGTTCGGATATTCTAAACCGGTGAATATTAAACCACCAATGGCTATGTATAACCAAGAGCATAGAAATTTGTTTACATCTACTTCTCTGGATGTAGCAAATAAACTTACTTACGATGTGAAACAAGAGAATACTATCGGACCTCAATATATAATAGGAGATGATGGTGATGCGCTAGCTTTTAAAAATATAGCACGTCGCCCTGGTTTGATTAGGAATAATTCGTATCCTATTACTTGGCAGACTACTGATGTTATTGGATCTATATTATATGCTGTTCCTGTTAGTCCTGGAACTTACTATCCTACTACGACTAGTGGAGGAATTATACCACCAGTTGGTTTAGTATGTCTGGCGTTTAAATATTGGAGAGGTACATTAGTGTATAGGATGCGTATAGTTGCGTCTCAATATCATAGAGGTAGGTTGCGTGTATTTTGGTCACCTAATCCATTAACGTCACCTGCTACCTCTTTATTGACTAACGTAGTTGAAGCGTGTATTATAGATATTTCTAATAATCAAACTGTTGATGTTGAAATTAATTGGGGGGCTATGGAACCTTTTAAGGATTTCGGATTGATGAGATCTGATTCTACTATTCAAACAGCAGGTACATGGCAATTGGATCAATATACTAGATGTAATGGATATATTTATGTGCAAGTCATACAACCGTTGAGTGCACCAATTGTCACAGCCCCTGTTAATATTGTTGTTGAAATATTTGCTGGAGATGATTTTGCTGTTGCAGTACCTACCAATGCTATATTAGATGTTTTGCATACAACAGATTATGATGTAGCTGGATTACCTTATAGTGGAAAACCATATCCCGGTTTTGATAACAATTCGGGCCCAATTGTAATAGGAGATTCTACGTTTCCCAATGTAGATTATCAATCTCAATATAATTCACCGGTTGCTAAACCCATAATGAAATGTACAGTTAATTCGCGAATAGGAAATTCGCATGATTTGTTGAAAATGCACATAGGAGAAGCATTTGTATCGTTTAGACCCATGCTTAAATCTTATCATTTATATATGAATGGATATTTCAATGTAGGAGAGTTGGTGGGTCCAGTTGGATATGTTCAAGTTCCTCTACAACCTGTGAATACGAACATTTATCAAGAATTTGCTCAGAAATTACTAGTGAGAAGAATTGGAAATATTATATCTTATCTTAGTGTGATTATGGCTTTGCGTCGTGGTGGCATTAGATACAAATTTCAGAGTTTGGATCAAGCCTGTGACGGTGTAGTGACAGGTTTTAGAATTCGACATGATTTTCCGTATGCTAATGGAGCCATAGACTTTAATGATCAAGATTATAATAAAGTATTACAAATGTATGATAATGGTTTTGCTATAACAGGACAATCTAAATCACCTACATTATCGATTGAAGTTCCATATCAACTGCCTGACTCGTTTATAAAAACAGTACAGTCCATATCAAATTTGGGTTTTCCATATTCGGCTAATAGGGATGCTGGTATGTTTACTAAATTCCCTATTATCGATGGTGAAAAATATCAAATTTTTGTGGCAGGTGCAGAGGATATGACTTTCGATTGGTTTGCTGGTTCACCTACGTTTAGGTTTTGGGCTAGCCATTATGCTTTATCGATGTAAATTTGCTATTTTAAATAAAATAGATGTATTGTGTTAAGAACACATAAAATAGAAGGAGGCGGAC